AGGTAAATTCTAGTATAAGTTCCCATATCCTCAAAACTTTTTAAGGTTTCAATTTTAAAAGAATACTTACTATTATCTATAAAAGTTACCTCCATAAAGTATATGTTTAAAACTTCGCTCATAACTGTGTTATTAGTTCGTTAAAATAATCCCTGCACTGTTCTACCCTCACCTTTATCTGTTCTATCACCTCCTCATCCCTTTGTATTACAAAAGTCTTTACTCTCTTAGCATCAGGTATGTGGTCGAAGCTGTGCTGCTTCTGCACCTGGTCTCTAAGATCTAAACTCTCCTCCATTAGCCCTAACTTGTAATGAGCACTCTTTACCTCCTGCTCTACTATGGCATGTGGTGTATTGGTTAGGCAGTAGCATAACAAGGCCTCTTGTTTATCAGTTAAAAACATATACCCTTGGAGCTGATAGTAGTACTCTTTATTAGGGCACTCAGTATCAAACCAGGGGAAAGTGCTGCCACTCCATGAATTTTTCACATCTATTAGCACCTGGTCTGTAATTACATCCGGTGTACCGGTAAGCCACTCATTACTAAAGTTCTCCTCATTCTTAAATAAGAAACCTTTATCAATTACATCCATTACAAAGCTGAGGCACATATCCTCACACTCATTACCCTTGTCAGTGTACTTACTAGTAAACTCTTTTCTGATACCATAAACGTGTGCCAGGGCTAAGCCCTGGATATACGTCTTAGTTGTTTGTGATAGCACCTCCCCTTTAGTCTTAGGTGAAGTCATTATCTTACCTATAGCTGAGCATCTTATTTTCATATTACAGGTATTAATAGTAAGGCTTTCTCTTGCGTTTCTGTAAGGTCAAAGCTATCCTTTAGTTTCTCTATGGTAAATTTACCATCTGCTATAGTCTTAATAGCCTCAGCAAATCTCTTTGCATCTATCTTAGGCTTCGCAGTAGATGCTACGTGGCCATCATCATCAGTAGCTTGCAAAGTTAGCAGGCTTTGGATGGTGTACCTGCGAAAGTAAGAAATTTGACTACCCTGTTTTTGTGCATCTAGGTTTAAGTCCAGTGCCATACAGCTACTGATAGAAAAGCCAGTGTATATGCATACAAGCTGAGTACAAACACTACCACCATCTATAGGCTGTAGCAAAAGTAGATCATGCTGTAATAGGATAGGCTCAACAGCTTCTAGGATGCTATTGATATCTGCATAAGATTTCTTAAAGTGGGGGTTAGTAGCATTCTTATGTACTTTACCGATTAGTTGTTTTGCCTTGTGAAGGCGAACATAGAAGGGAGCAGGCTGCTGCTCAACCTCCTGAGGCTTTACAGCCTTTGTAGTTGTTTTTTCCATTGGTTAGTTTATTAATTATTACAAATATACTACTATTATTCTATTTTAACATTATTTTCTGAAATTATTTCTCTTAGCTTCTCCCTTACCTCCCACATATCCTCGTTATTATTGTACTTATACTCACCTCGTAGCCACTGATCCATCTCCACAAGTGCCATGTAATAGTTGAAGCCATTGGTAGCGTGGTTAAACTCCTCCTGGTCCTCAGGTAGGTTATATTCTAGTGTTGCTTTCATATCATTTCTATATTTTAAGGTTGTACGTTAATTATATTTTAGTGCAAAAATCATCATACCACACCACAAAATCATCAAAGGTCTTACTTATAATATAGATACCCCCTGCAGCTTCTATCATCTGTTGGTATTCCTTCTGCACTACTGACTGCTTATCCTTACCTATCTTAACTTCTATCTTTACAGATCTCCCATAAATAGTAGCAGAGATATCTGCAGATCCTGGAGTGCCGGTGCCCTTAGTCCACTGCCCTGCAGTCTTACTACCATCAGTCCGGTAGCTTTGCCTAAATACTCCCATTGTATTAATCCTTTCAGCTTGGTGCTGTGAATAGTTTAGGAAGTCTTTGATACATTTAGTCAAGCCATTAGCTGTAGCATCTGAGTACTTAGTTAGTGGTATGATTTGCCCTGGTGCTGATGGGTACCTGTAGCTCATGTACTTAATTTCTAGATCCTTTAGTCTAGCTTTGTTGTCTTTGTTCATAGTTTATTATCTAATTCGTATAAGTATTTAATTATCCCTCTAAAAGTCCAAGTAGCTAAAACATTATTTTCATAAGTTGTTGTTATACTCTCATCCCAAATTGGAAGCTCTGATTTATTTTCTATTTTTTCTTTAAGGTAATTATATAAAATATCCCTTGCTAGTTCCTTTGTCATATCTTAGTTATTTTAAAGTATCTACCTCCTGCACTTCTACCCTTCTCTAATTTGAATTTCTTGAATTTACAGTATTCACTAATCATACGTAGATAAGTCTGAGCATTTAGATCCTGCCATCCACCTGTGTAAGCCTGAAAGTCCTGAATGGATGCATTGTTATAGTGCACCACATCTAAAGTAATGTTACCCTCTATAGCATAATCATAAAACTCCTTATTTGTAGCTGAAATAAATCTTTTGTGATCAGCATTGATAGCTATTGACTTAACTAATCCCATTGATAGGAATTTTTGCAGGTTACTGATCATGTAATTATCAAATATTAACCAGTCTAATGCAGTCCAGTGATCAAATAACAATCTACCATACTCATCTAGTGGGCTACGCTGAGCATTAAAGTACTGATTAAACTCTATTTCATGCCTTCTCCTATCATGGCTACCACCTGCACCACTTATCACATAGTTGGTAGTAATCACAATCTTAGGAGAGCGTTCAAATGGAATAAAGATCTCATCCTTATTTTTTCTGTTTACTGTTATCCCTTCTGAGATTAAACTAAATAGCTGCTCAAAGTCAAAGTTCTTTTTAACATCATCAAATGCTAGGATCTGACTATCTAAATTCACCCTCTGATAAACAAAATCACTCTTTTGTGGATTGAAGCTCTTACCATCTATTTTAACAATATTTCTAATCTTACCTATAGCTGTTAGCACTAAACTTTTACCACTTCCTCCATTAGGATTATCATCTATCTCCTGATCATTAAAGATTATTGCCTTCTGATCTGTTTTATCTTTGTAGGTATGGAGTAAATATCCTAGGGTAGTCTCTAAGGCATTTACCCTCTGCTCATCATCTGCACTTACTTTGGATACAAAGCTCTTAAAATCATTTTGTATGGTCTTAGTTGGCTTGTAATTCCTATCTATGATCTGCCTATCCCATATGTACCCATCTATATCTATGTACGGTACTATTTCTACTTTGTTCTTAGTAATCTTTACCACTCCATTACGATAAGGAATAAAGCTCACATCCTTAGTATCCTGTAGCATCATTAATTCAATAGGATCTAGCATTGAGAGGTGCCCATCTGTGAAGAGGTAGGGACTTTTAGAACAATAGTTCCACACATCCACCTGCTTCTGCTTCATTAGATGGCCCAGAACAAAATCCTTAATCTGATCCACTGAGCTGAGGTTTACTTTATTCTCTACCACCCTCACAAATGTAGAACGTTCTGCTCTTTCAGGATAGTATTTTTGGAAGCCGTATTTATTTAGGAAATCTCGATACTTCATAGGATCCACTGAGATTACTTTCTTATCACTAATAGCCCAGAATGTATCCTCAGAATTAGCTACCTCTTTTTTTACATCCTCTACCACATCAGGCTTAATATCTAATTGCTTAGATATATCACCTGGTGCTATCCCTTCCTTAAGTTTAGATTTCACCTTTAATATGGTCTCTTTATCCTCAAAGTATTTAGTGCCCTTATCACTTCTTTTGTATGCAGATCCTACACATGTATTAATTTCTATTTGTGTAAAGTCCTTATCACTGTACTGATGGAGGTAGAATTTAGCAGTATTCTCACTAATGCCATACTCCGCAAAGCAGGAAGCTACTTTAAATACCCAATTATTTCTACCACCTGAGATATCTCCATGGTTAAACTTCATGATATTCTCAATGATATTAGCCTCATTAGTCATGGGTAGCACTGGCACCCTTTCAAATGCACTATGACCTTTCTCCTCTTCTATAAGATTAAATACCTCAGCATCTAAATTGATATAGGCAGTAGGATCATAAGACTCAAAACAAACTCTACTAACATTACAGCTAGATGCATCAAAGTAATCACTATCAATAAACTCCTGAAACGCTTTGAACCTTCTCTTATGTGTGAATTTATCTGATGCTGGTATCTTTATCACACATTTTAGCCCTTTACCTGATGGTGATATGAATATCATAAATACATTAGGGCACTCCATTAATCTAGCCTTCTCAGCTTTCATTACCTTACTGCTAGGATAATCATCAAAGTCTAAGATACAAAGCCCTGAGTGCTCAATAAGGCCATTATCATTACGTTCATTAAAGGTGCCATTAAACATGATAGCTCTTAGGCTGTTTTTTAGGCTGCTGTATGCAGGATCATCCTCATCCATCCCTCTAAGGGAAGTTATTTTTTCTATTAATTCTGGGTAGCCTTCCTTTATCCTATTGTACACATCCACCACATCCTGAGTGTAAGGTGTTTCTTTAGAATTAAATAGGGATTTAAAAACTGATATGTTCATTTAAGGTTAGTTTAGGGGGTAAATGTAGTAAATTATTCTTAACCATGACAAGTTTAATCTATTTTATGACGCATTTATGACAAGTTTATGACAAGTTTTTTTTAGCAATATTCCCACTGCTATTGAGTATTAGCGATTTCATGACAGGATGACGAGAAAAAATATAAAAAAAATTATTTGAATTTTCAAATGTTTCCCAGCCTCCGCTAATAAGAGAATTTGTCATAGCGTCATGGATTAGTAGTAATTGCACCTGATCTGCTCTTTAAGTTTCTCTAATTTCTCAATAGTATAGCACTCCAAAATACGCTGTTTAAGTGGCTTGTAGTACTGAGGTAGTACAAACTGCTCTCTGAGCTCTTTTGTGTGCAGCATATAGGCAGGATCCTTTTGCTTTGAGTAGATATTGTGCTTAGTCATACCATTTATTACTGTTGCATGGCTCTGATTAAACAGCCTACCTATTTGTGATAAGGTCATACCATCCTTTTGGAGTACATGATACAGGTAGTACCTGCGATATAGCACAGGCATATACCTGCTTTTTTCTTTTAGGTCAAATTTATCAATTATGTATTGCACCTCTTCTAATCTGGTCATGATATTAGTTTAGGGTTTACTGATTTAAACAGCTCACTCTGACTGTCTATTAATCCTACTGCATTGATATAGTCTATCTCCACCTTTGCACTGGCTATGATGGTAGATGATAGCTGAGCTATTGCTTTAGCCTTATCCACCTCTTGTGTTACCTGCTCAGTTGTTAATCCCTCATCTGCTAGTCTTTCTAATGCCATAAAAATATGATCTCTTAGATCACTTAATTTGTTGTTTGCCATTTGTTTTTGCTTTTAGTTTATTAGTTAATTTAATTAGATCCCTGACCTCTGCAGGGTATCTGTGTATGCTATTCATTATTGCCATTTCTCCCCTGGTCTTTACTTGCAAATTGCTGAGCTCACAGTTCAGGTAGTTACCATCTATAAAATTGATAACACATCCTTTTGGTATCTCACCATTTGCTTGAGTCCATACGTGACGCTGTAGCAGTTCCCAGTGGCTATCTTTAATCTTAATGTATTGGTAAAACCTTCCACTATTATCAGCTCTCACATTAATAGTTCCTACAGGCTTTGTGTTATGTGGCTTGTGCCCTTGTTTAAACATTGCCTTTTTTACCTTCTCATAAGTTTCTGCAGGCATCTGCTTCCCTTTATTGTATGGAGTGTGCCCTGGCTTAAATTGGAAGGCCTCACCACTTCTCATGCCCTCTTTATATCTACCACTTGCTGCAGTCTTAAGATAAATAGGATCTTTTAGCAGCTTATATCTGTAGGCTATATTATAAACCTTGCTTCTGCTTATTCCTAGATCCTGAGCTATTAGAGCAGTGCTTTCAAATGGGTACCTTCTAATTACTTCTGCTATCATAGCTCTTCTACTTTATAGCCATTATCAATATACCACTGTGGTGTATCTGCTTGCTCATCTGTGTAGATGTAATCATGCAGCTTACCATCTTTACCTAGGAAGCACTCCCACCAAAAGCCACCTTCAGGCTCCATCCTATCATCTATCCATACTCTATATTTTTTCATACTGTTCTACTTTTAAGATTAGTTTTGGCCACATAGCCATTAACATTATTGCATGGTCTCTATCCAGGGCCTCTAGTATTTTGACAGCTACCCTCTTTTTACCACCATCAAAATAGTTATAGGTTACTTTAAATCGTTTCATTTATGTAGTATTTATAGTTATCATCTTTCTGCACATCATAACCAATCTTTTCATACATCTTTAAGTATCTGTAAACTGATCTAGTGCTGATGCCTAAATATCTAGCCATTGAGTGTACAGGCCTAGGCTTTACCTGTAAAAACTGTATTAGCTTTATCACTCTCATCATCCTATACTGGTTCATTAGCCTGGTCTTTAGGTTTATTATCTAATGTGCTGAGGTAGTCTAGGTAAAGCTGCAGGTTAAAGCTTCCCCCTTTATCTCCCTCACTCTTTTTATTTTTCCACCACTCCATCTTAGTCTGTAGGCTAAAGTGAGTAGGTGTAGGTGTTGTTTCAGTAGTCATTGCTATCGTTATTTAGTTCGTTATAAAAATCTCTGTTATTTTCCTCCCATTCTAATACATTAAATCTCTCAGGATCCTCTAGTATATAATCCTCAATAGCTGTTATTATTTCTTTCAGCTCATCTTTATTAGGAGTGAAGGGATGGCATACGTTATTACACCACTGCTCACCTTTCTCCAGGGATACATCTACTACACATTCACCTGTTTCCATATCATATGAGACAAAGTTCCATTCAAAATCAAGTATAAACTCAATATGATCTACCTCATACCAAATGGATGCTGTATACTTCTGTACTTCTAAATCTTCTAAATTCATTTTAAAGCGTTTTAAAGGTTAGTAATATAAGATAAGGTATAAACACTCACCCAAAACAATATAAACACTACAGCGGTGCTTAAAATGTCTCTATGCTCATCTGTGAGGGGTGTAAAGTAATAGATAAGGTCGGATAGTTTCTTTCTCATTTCTTTTGAATTTTGTAAAGGTTATCAACTGCTTTAATTTCTGCTTGGATTGTTTGTGATCTTTCCATAGCTAGAGCTAATTCGCAGATACTTTCCCATTGCTTGTCAGTAAAAGCAGTGTTAGTGTTAATTTGCTGGAGTAGGTACTCAACAGCTGTTTGTTTTTGATCATTCATATTGGTTAGTTTTAATTAGTGAAGCAAATATACGTACTTACAATGAATTGTTTACAACTATTGTGTAATTTATAATCATTCTAAATAACAATGTAAAGGAATAGCCTTAAATTATACATGAGAAGTAAGGAAATAACCTTAAATATACTTGACAAAAAGTGGGTAATATGTTAGTTATATTATACATTATGCTACCATTCTAGCTACTATGTTAGTTATAACCAACAAAGTAAAATAAGCAGGTACAATTATACAAAGATTTGTGACAAAAAAATACCCCCCTGCCAAACTAACCAAAGATGCAGAGGGGTTTAGGTAACACATTGGGCGTATTAACCTAGTGCAAAATTACATATTAAATTTGATACTATCTATATACTTGGTAGTTTTTCTTTCTCCTGTAGTTCCTCTTACACATTTTATAGTAAGTATCCTGCCACCTAATGGCTTAATGGGTGCCCCTCTCTCTACATGCCATCCATGAGATCCATCACCGTACTCCTCTTTATAGGTACCTGTGAGCATGAGGTGCAATTGCTTCTGCTTAAGTGTGTAGCCTTTTTGTGGATGGCTTTCTACTGTGTCTCTTACATCATTTCTGCATGAATTTTCATGGATATGGCCCATCACAAAAACATCAAAGCCTTCATAAAGCTCCAAAGCCCTGGTTAAATTGATAGCACCTTTGGTAACTATACCACCACCACCTGATCCATGAAAGTATTTTATCTTAGTGGTGAAACATGAGGTAGAGCTGTCTGGAGTTTGCTTTATTATTAGCCATCCACCATAACCTCCTACCTGCACATTAGATTGTGCTTTAAAGTTTAGGATATCTACAAATCGCTGCAAAATATCAGTCTCTTGAAATTTAATTATAGCAGTCTCATGGTTACCATAACCTATTAGCTTAATGATATGTGCATAGGGTAGAAACCACTCTACAGCTGTCTCTACTATACTATCTAAATACCTAGCGTTGTTGTGTTCAGGTCTGATATCAGATTTGTTACGTCTATTATCTCCCCTCCCTTGCATTAAACAGAACATATCACCATTTATCATTATAGGAATATCCTCTTTTAAGCAGTAGTCCAGGTGCCTTTTGATTAGCTCTCTATCAGTGTGTGGGTTATCCCAGTGCAAATCACTAAGAATAGCTACTTTGACTTCACTACCTGCTAACACAAGCTCGTGAACATTCTTACCATGTCTGATCATAAAGTTATTTAAAGGGGTTGTATAGTTTATCTAGCAGTCTTAGGATAAAAAATAGAGCTATCCCACAGCCAAATCCTATAAAGAATAATAACCAATTAGTTTTGGCCTTTTGCTTTTTTTCTGCTTTATATATGTACTTATACTTAAGCACATCCTGCTTTACAAGTTGAGTCTTATACCGGTACTCTATCCTTGTTTGCCACCTGGTCTTAGGTACATAGATATTCTTAAAATTGATTATAGTATCTTTAGTTCTGATCACCTTCTCCCATATGATAGTATCATTTACTACCACTGGCACGCTGTCTACTGAGATTATTCTGATAGTGTCGCTATCCTGCACTAGCTCTAAGCCAAACTTAACAGCTTTTTTGTAGTGGTACTGTGCCTTTTTAGCATCTGAGCAGGAGCCTAATAGGCATAGTGCTATAATTGGTAGGATGTATTTCATAAATTCTGTAGCATTGCTATCATTCTAGGGCATGGATATATATCACTCTTATCATGCCTCACTGAATTGTGTGTAAATATACCTGGTTCTCCACGCAAAGCACGTTTATCAATATCAAAGATGGTAGCAAAGTAATCTCTAGGGATGTTATACTGATCACAAAGGTAAACTAGAAGCTGCCGGGTAGACTCTATTTGTGCATCTGTGTACATTTGCCAATAGATGTGCCCTTTGTATGGTTTGTCTAAGATAGTTAGCTGAGTATAATCTACTTTACCACCTACATAGTTATAGTAGTAACCGTTCTTTTTAGTTAATGGTCCATAGTTACATATCTCTATGCCTATAGACATTCTATCTAAGCTCCTATAAGTTACTCCTGCTTCACTAAATACCTCCTGCTTAAGTCCTAAGTGATAAGCCCAATTTTTGGAGCTGAAGCACTGTACTATTGTACCCTTGGAACCAATGATAAAAGCAGTTGCTACCCTTCCTACTTGCTGATTAAAGAATTTAGCTACAGATAGTGCATCTGGTCCACCTGCAGTATGATGCAAATAGATCTGTTTCTTGTCTGTAAGCTCCTCTACAAATTGATCTTTAGATAGACGTTGTTGTACTATCTTCGTTATGTCTAAGTTCATTTAGATCTGTTTTAATTTCTTTAGCCCTGGCAAAAAGGTTTTTCATACCCTGCCAAATATCTATACCTTTTACTTCTTTGTAATTTTCATTTATGCTCATCACTTCTATGCTCACCAGGATAAGGCTAAGTATTTTTGTTAGCATTAGAGGCACTGAGAAAAACTTTAAAATGATATCATTAAGAATAAAATAATCTATCAGGTAGAAACCAATAACGGCCACCTCATAAAGCATCATTTTGGATATGATAGCAGATAGCTTGCGTGATGTAATTTTAATCTTAAGTTTCTTAGCCTTCCATATCCCTGTAATAGTATCCACCACAATAGCGAAACCAATTAAAAATAATATCCCTGATATAGGTAAAAAGAAAGCTCCTATCACTGTTAGTATTTGTACCATTGATTGTTTAATTGAGGCTAATAAGATGGCTAGCTGTAGTCTCATAGTATTAGTATGCTGTTGTTATAGCCATTTTCTCTAAGGTTACCACACATACCAGTGCATACTGTTTGCCATTGGGTGATGCAGCTGCAGTTATTAAACATAGGCCGTAGATCTGTATCCTGATTAGTGGTAGATATGAATATAGGGAATAGATTTTTGTTAGCTAGTAACCATCTGATTAATCTCTGCTCAAAAAAGCTAGCCTTCTGTGCATAGTGCTCCATACCAAAAGCTACCTCAGCTCTAGATACGCTAGCAGAGTAATCACCGGACTGTGTTTGTAGTCCTTTGTTCTTAAGTTGGTAGGTTAATCCAAATACTGCATCCTCAGCACTTCTCCAAGCTATCACAGGCTGTATAAATTCAACTAGATCTATCTCATCAGGTGTAAGCGTCTGAGCATTGTAAGCTGTAAGCATGTGATTATAGAAAGTGGTACCTAAGATAGGTTGTATCCTTAATGCTGCCTGAGTAGCTATGTATGGAGTAACATCTGTTACATCCACATTAGCAGTGATGGGTGTATTAACCTTAAGGTAAGTTTCAGTTATGAAATATAGCATTATACAGGGGGGTTATTAAGTGGTGGTAAATCAGCTAAAGCTCTTATCTCATCAGGTGTCATATTATCTAATATCTTTTGAGCTACAGTAGGGTGCATAGCACTTATTAAGTTGTTTATTCTAGAAGCATCCCCTTCAAGTTCTACTATAGACTCATCTATTATCTGAAAGTTATTGATAGTAAATTCTGCAGGGATCTTAGAGATGGTTAAAAGTTCATTAAAGATTACAGAAACGCAACTTCTAAGTTCCATTACTACGTTTTTCTCAAATATCACATAAGCCTGCTTAATATCTGCACCACCTCCTAAACTTCCTGTAGTGCGTACTCCCATTAAGATAGGATCTATAGTGTGAGCAAAGCAAATCTGCTCTGTATTAAGCTGTGAGGCTTCCTGAAATAGACTATCATTACCATTGGTAGGTAGGCTTTCTATCTTAGGTAGCTGATCCTGTGAGTTAGCAAAAAATGCAACAGCTTTACCTGCATTAGCAGCACCTTTCATCCTGTCAATAGTTTCCTTAATCATATGCTTCTCCTCTTCTGATTGTGGCCTCTTAGGAAACATCATAGCAAAGGATGGAAATATACTATTTTGGATATTACTTTTAGCAAAGTACGAAAGCTCGCCACTCAAAAATGCAAAATTTAGACAAGAGGTGTACTGGGGTAGAGAATAGAAATCTTGACCCAAAGACTTAATCTCATAGCAGTAAAGTTGCTCATAATCAGAGCATGCTACGTGATAAGGTTTAATTTCTTTTATCTCTATGTTTGTACTCCAGTCCTCACATAGATAGTACATATCTTTATACCTAGATATCCTTACTTTCTCAGGTGATATATTTTCTATCTTAACTAATTTCTTTGTGCTGTCAAAACAAAGTTTAAAATAAATTCTATTGTGTACAATTAATTGTCTAGTAACAGCTTTAACTATATGCTTTAATTTTGTTTTGCGTTCAAACATATATAGCTCTAGCTTCTCAGGGGTAGTTAGCTTGTCAGTTGCCAAAGCAAAGCCACCACCGATAACTGCATTAGTTTTATAATCTACTATAGCACCATGTAAGGGACTAGAAAAGTACATTTGATTAAGTAGCTGAGGGTATAGGTTATCATTACCAAAACGCACCCACATATTAGTGGCATATCTACCATTGACATAAGGAAGTGATAGATCACCTCTACCTACAGGTAAGAAAGGGGTGCTAAAAGATTGATATCCTTCCACCATTTCAGGCCCTGTGCTTTCTTTCTTAAAAAAATTATTATACCATGCCATAGTTAATCGTATATTGAGGTGCCTACTGGCCCACTTACCACCATTCTACCCTCTTCTATCACCACTCCTGTGGACTGTGCAATAGATAAAGGTAAAACATAGGGTACTGAGCTCTCATAAATTTGATATATAAACTGCCCTTGTAATAATGTAATATCTACAGGCTCATTAAGCACAAAAAGATTGTACCGTTCAGGCCATAAGCTAACATCTGCAGTGGTAAATAACTGAGTGCTAGAAGTAGTATTCATTTCATTAGTGAAAGCAAATAGATAATGAGGGGTAGATACAGTAGTAACCTCTGTTAAGGTTAGCACTACCTGGTTAATCACTCCCTGTTCAATGTATATCATACCTATATTATATGTTCACTTGTAAATGTTTAGAAATAAAAAAAGCCCCACTAATTGCAGGGCTAGTTTTAAGCGTATTAAGTCTATTAAGATATTCCGATAGCAGCTAAAGCAGCAGGAAGCATATCTACTTCGTAAGCTAAGTACTCATTTTCAGCTACCAAAGTAACGGCATATTTAGATCCATCAGCACGAGCTGTACCTGAACCTTCAGCTACTGCAGAAACTTGCAAGTAAGGGAAGTACCAATATTTTCCGTTAGCATCCAAAACAACTGCAGTAAGATACTGTTGTCCTGATCCCAAAATTTTGATAGCTCTAGACTTATCAGCTTCACGTCTGTGAAACATTAAAGAAATAGTCTGAGTAACAAAAGATGATCCATTAACTAAATCTATAGCAGCCTCTTCTGTAAAGCTAGAGGTGTTTCTACGGATGTAATAGTTCTCAAATAAATTAAGACCTGCTAAAGTGATACCTGTGATAGACCATCCTAGACCTGCAGATGGATCAGTTGGTGTGATAGAAGCGATTTCATCTTGTTGGTTTATCCAAATTCCATAGATACCCCCACTGTTATTATCGCAACTTTTTAAAATGGCCTCGAGGGCTTGACATGTTGGCATGATTATAAAGTTTTATATAAAGGGGGTTGCCCCCCTCTATGAATTAATATTAAGCGTAGTAAACGATATCTGTAGGGTTAACAAAGCTAAATCCTACTTTCATGTTAGCACGTGTTCTGATCACTGGCTCAGCAACAGTATCTGCTAAGTTCACAGCACGTAAGTCAGAAGAGTCACCTTCACCATCAAATGCATAGATAAGGTTGTCTTTCAAAGTGATTACAAAAGTATCATTAGACATCCCTGGACAAAGAACTATTTTGATACCTAAGTAAGTCAAAGCTAGATCCTGTGTGATGTATGCATTAGTGTTACCTGAAGCTACACCTAATCGGTAGATATTAACCAATTGAGTAGGCATGTAGATACGCAAGTCAGCTGTGCGAGAAGCAATAGCTGCAGGAACCAAAGCAAAAGCAGCTGCTAATTTAGCACCTAATCCAGCTACACCTGTAAATGTAGTGATAGCACCTGTACCACCATTGATAACATCACCTGCTAAAACTGAAGCAGCTAATCCTTTCTCATAACCATCACACAAAGCAAGTTGTGGATTAACAGATAAGGTATCACCTTGCCATCTTAAAGACTCAATTTGTCCAGCAATAGCGTTAGCCATTTCAGACCAGTAAAAGCTAAAGAAAGAAGCTACTGTGAAATCACCATTTGAACCTGCTGCCATTTGTAAAGATACAAAAGACTGCTCTAAGTCAAATTGACAAACTTGAGCCATAGCAGAAAGAGCACATACGTCTACTTCATGAGAGCTTAAGTCATCTGTATTCAAGTTAGGGAAGTTACAAGGGCTAGTAGCTAGTAAGCCAGAACCAAAAGTAACTGTACCAATTTTAGTTTTGTACTTGATACCAGGTAAAGTACGGAAGTTATCAGGAATTTCACTACCTGAAAGGTAAGCCTGTGCGTAAAACGCATCAGCGTTTGGTGCTAATAATGCAGAAGCATCAATGTTTAGATCAAATCTTAGTTTTCTCATTGTTTGTTTTTTTGTTTATTGATTATTAAATTTATTGAATTTACTTAATTTTTGCTGTACGCTCATCTTTACAGCCTCTTCCATTGTCTCCTCTTCTGTTTCAGTAACTAGCGACTCTTCTAATTGATTTTTTAAATCAGCTATCATAGCTACTAGCATATCTACTTGCTCTGTTACTAATGGTCGTACTATTGCTAGTATTGCCTCAGCATCCATAGCAGGATCTACATCCATAGTTTCCTCTTCTACTACTTCCTCCTCTTCTACAACAGTATCAGACATTGCCTCTTCTTCTACTACTACTTCCTTTTCTGCATCTCTAATTTCAGTGATTTCACCATCAACTACAACGTAGATCTTGCCGTCAATTAAGTGTTCACCATCAGGTAATTTGTTCATATTATTTAATTTTAGTTGTTGCTGTTCTTTGAGCTTCATACCTAGATATCCTTCTATGCTGAAACCTACCTGCCCATCTGCTACCAGTTGTGCATAGTACTCTTTATCTGTTACCTGTGCTGTTACCATTAGTGTGCCCTCAGGTACCTCAATGCCAAAACTAGAATAAGCCTTATCCTCTTTGGGTGTATCTACTATCCATGCCTCAAGTACATAAGCAGGTACTGTTTTATCAGTATCATGCTCTAGGTTAAACAAGTCTTTGTTAGACATGTCCTTCATAAACTTTGCATGAATTTTCTCTATCTCCTCAATAGTAAACTTAACATAGTACTCTTTGCCATCCTCATCATCCTTGCGATAGATCTCCATAGGTATAAGAGCAGGTGCTACTATGCGATACTTAACATCATCTGTAAATATCATAGGCTTAACCTGGCTATTGAAAGCCATACCCATTACTTTGATAGCAGGAGTGGATGTAAAAGCAATTTGTTCAATGCCTAAATCCTCCCCATTTTCAGAGTATTCAGGATCTATAGTAATCTTATAAACAGGTAGTTTATCTTTTGCCATACCTATATTATAATAATTCATATATTTGTAAAAAAAATAACTATGGTAACTATTTTAGGAAGGGAGATCCCCAACAAAATTGAAGAGCTGACTATTGAGCAGTTTGAAGCAATTACAGATATTAACAATAATAAAGAGATAGATCCTGTGGACAGGCATCTGCAAATCTTTGAGTACTTAGGCATCCCTGAAAAGGAGTTCTTTGATTTTGATATCTCAGAATTTATTGAGATTGTTAAAGAGTTTAATTCTGCTCAGGATCCAATGCCAAATCAAGAGGCAGTAACTACTTTAGAGCTAGATGGATACACATATACTGCAGAGCTTAAGCTAACAGTAAGAGAAACTAAGCTAATAGAAAAGATTGCCATCCACAAACAGAAGGGATACATATCAGATATGATGGCTGTAATGTTTAAAGCTGATCACTTAACTAATACAGAGCACTATGCAGAAGCTCACCTTAAGTTAAAGTCTAAGCACATTAGAAAATTGAAAGCAGAGTTATGCATACCTTACATTATGTTTGTAGCTAACAAGGTAAAAAAACAAGTGGAGGATGTACCTACCGAAGCAGTGGAGTGAGGTAACGCTTGAGCAGTTCATAGAGATTGCTGAGATAGATAAAGAGCAGGGTGCCTATCACTATAATAGTGAGATACTTTCTATCATCACAGATGAGCCCCCTGAGTCTATTGAGGATATGGATATAGATGAGCTCAAAGGTTACATAGATGAGTGCAAGTGGGCACTCTCACAGCCATCTAACAAATACAAGTTAGAGCTTCTAGGTATGAAGGTTAAGCCCTTTAATAAATTGTGCCTATATGAGTACATAGATCTAGATTATTATTTCACCACTAACTACATTAAAAACCTTGCTAATATATGTGGTGTACTGTACAGGCAAAGTAAACTTAATGAATGGGGTGAGGAGGTGCTAGAGCCTTATGAATATGACTGTACTATCAGAGCTGAGAAGTTTCTAGATCTACCCATCACAGATGTGTATGGTATCATTAATGAGTTTCTAAAGTTCAGAGAGAATTTTGTTAAGGTGTACCAAAACTTATTCCAAGGTGATGAGTTACCTGAGCTAACACCAGAAGAGAAAGCAGAGCTAACACCTGATGAGCTGAAAGATGAGGAGGATAGTAAAAAAGATAGCAAGTGGAGTTGGGAGCGTATGATCTACGGCCTGTGCAATAATGATCTAACTAAGTCTGATAAGATAGGAGGGCTACCCCTTACCTACGTATTCAATATGATGGGTATGAAAAAAGAGCTAGACATCTAGAGGGAAGCCTGGAGTAAATCCTGCAGGAGGATCTAGTGCTTCAAATGTATAGACTATTCTTTGGTTTTTTTCTAGCACTTCCACCACATCTAAAATAGGAAATCTTTTACTAAGCCACTCAGTGTATTGGGAGTATATCTCAGCAGTGATACCTGCAGAGTTTAGCTCAGCTGTAAATTGTGCTACGTAATCTCTAGGAGTAATTACTCCACCATTCCATAAGAAAGCACCGTTATTTAAAAAGATAAAATAATACATAGCTATTATCTGTATCTCTAGCTTCTCAAAGCCTGTAATCTTAGCATTGATCCTGATACTTTCTACTAAGGTACCTTCACCATCTACTATATCATTTCTTAATATCCTTTTCAATATAGTAGCCATCCTCCTACGTGTAGGATATAGCACATTAAATTCTCCAGTGTTTGCGTATCTACCCATTATTGTATATTTTCTACTAGCACCCCATAACTTTCAGTTACTGCTGCTACTGTATTATTATAAATTGTAAAGTATAAATATTGTTGAGTAGTAAAATTTCTTAGTACCACATCAAAGGCTGCTAATTGTCCGTAATCTGCATTAGCATTACTTCCTGTAGCAAAAGCTTTTATAGTTCCTGAAGCACCTCCTATTACAGGCATAGTCCTATAGATGGATACCATCCCTAAACTGCCGATTGCATTAGTAGCTATAATAGTAGAGGCTGTTATTTGTGCAAGTGTAGGAGAAGCAAATGTACCTATTCTTATTCTAGTCCTAGGAGAAGCTGCACCCAATGTAGTTACTCTTACAGTAAAAGATGAGCGAAGCATAGCATTACTTATTGTGGTAGGTATAGGTACAGAAGCTATCAAGGTCTCATTAGTTGTAGCTGTAACAGTAGTAACAGCAGATGAGCAATATAGTATCGGATTATTTTGTTTAGCATTCAATGCATTCTGCAAATCAGTCTGAGCTGATAGCGTTCCTGTGATACCACCCCATACTGCACTACCACCACTAGCAGCGTTAATTATCTGAGTGCCTGTAATAGCAGTATTGACAGGAAGCCCTCCTATAATGGAAGTACACTCTATTAAATCTGTTGCCTGTAAGTCACCTGTGTGAGCAGGTAGATTAGGTCTCCATGAGCCCCACCATCCATTAGCCATACCTATATTATATTATCAAAGTGAAATGTTTAAATCGGCACAGCACAATCAGTCCAGTCATTAACTGTTAAGGTGATACTCATCTGGTATCCTGCAGCATAATCTAGTAGATCATTATTCAAAGGTGTAAAGGTAGGCACTCCTACCACATCAAAGCTATAATCAGTGCTATCCATATAATAGATATACAAGTCATTTAGGATCTGTTGCGTATCACTTAAAATAGTTATGATGTTAGCCCTATCCTTTTGTATAATATCATAGCAGTATATATCAAAGCTAAACTCTGTAGTGTTCTCAGTTGGTATCACTCCACTAGGTACAATATACACTAAAGGATACTTCTCATCCTGAGTAGCAAAGTTATAAAGCTGTTCTTTGAAATCACTACCCACTTTGAATACTTGCTTATGTGCTGTATAGAAAGCTGTGATATGGTTTGTTATGGCTTGTAGACTGTTCATAGTTCTGCTGATTTATTTATACGGTTTATTTTCTGTTGTGTGGATGTTACTTGAGTCTCTGATACTACAGCTGTTACAGTCATATTGCCTGACTCACTAGAGCTACCTCCTGCACTCATAGATCCTCCTGTGTTAGCACTGCCAAATAATTGGGCTGCTTGAGGTAAAGCTGTTGCTGCAGCAGTTCCTCCACCACCTCCACCACCAGACTCTCCTGCTGATGGGGTTGCACCTGGAGTAGTTAGTATCTGTTTAGCCTTAGCGACATTGGTAGCTATCTGAATAATACCACTAGCAAATTGTGCGATACCTGCTGCACCTGCAGTGATACCATTTAATGGGTTAGTATTAGAAGCAGCCACCAAAGCTGAGATAGCCTTAGCAGTATCTATACCTATTTGCACAAGAGCAGAGGCCTTGTTAAATTTCTCTAGTTTCTTTTGATCCTTAATAAGCATGCCTCCTAAATTGGTAAGGCCATCCACCGTATCCTTAGCAAATCCTAGCTTTGCATCCCTTTCTTTTTGTGCTGCTGCTACCTTAGCATTAGAGGCCTCTATATCTATGTTGGCTAATCTATCTGCATGAGCTTTGGCTAGAGCTTCTAATGTCTCATAGTTACCGTTGGCAGTTTCTATATCTAAAAGATACTGAGCGTTCTCAGCTTCCTTTTGCTTAGTTACCTCATCCTGCATAGATAGCAATAGATCCTGCTGAGCCTTTACCCTTTCAGCTTCTTGTGCTGCGTTCTGTGCTCTCTCTTGCTCATTATAGATGGCTACTAGTTCTGCTTTCTGAGTTTCTGTTAAGGTGATGTTAGCCAGTGCATCTGCTCTTAGCTTATTATATCCTGCAGCCTGTGCTAGTAATTCCTTTTCAGTACCTTCAGCCATGGCATTGAATTTAGCATCAGCTATCATAGCATCCCCATTTATTAAGTTCTGAGCATAGGTAGTTTTGATAGCTTCTATTTCTTTATTCTTTAGAGTCTCAGCATTGGCTAATATAGCAAGCTCCTCTGCACTTAGTTTAGTAGTGGCTGTTAGTCTAAGCTCAGCTAACTTTTGGTTATACTGATCCTCAGTTAATTTCTTTGCTAAGAATTGCTTATCTAATCCCTCTATCTCTTTTTTTAATCTCTCATCTATGAACGTTTTTTGGTAGTCTACAAAAGCCTGGTTTCTAATTGCTATATCTTTATCTATACCGTTCTCCATTAAAGCTAATAGCCCTTTGATATTCTCACCTTCTAGT